ACCAGCCGCAAGAAAGGCGTTAACCTGAAACCTAACCACTTTATCTACTTATCAGATGCAGCACGATGCCTATATCAATCCTGCAAAACACCATACGATCCATTTAACAAAGTAGCCAAACGACATGCTTTCAAACACAAAGGTATATCGGGGTGATTTCTTGAATACCTGCATTGCCTCGCTATCATACATCCCGTCTTTTATAACGAGAAAGGCTATCTGTTCTCTGGACATGTGCCTCGTGTCCTGATCGATGCTTTGAGCTGTCTCCAGGTCTACAAGGTTCTTTTCGTTGTCTTCTAAGTCAGGCATTGTGTCTGTGTTTATATACGTAAAATAAGAACCCGAATATTTGTAGGGTCGAATAACCTTGTCCTTCGTCCATTACGTAGCCTAGCGGCGGATAGAGGAACATCGACCACCCTAGCATTGACCACCCATTAATGATTCTTATTTTCATTCTTGCACCGTTATATCAAGGGTTGCGTTTGTTAGTTTAAAAAAGCTACGGCTTAACTTCGTTTGTATTATTGGGTTTAATAACGCCTCTTTATCAGGATGCAATTTAAACCTGACGATGCCATCCGATATGACTGGAAACTTATTAACAGGCTTAAGATTGGCATACAACTCACCTTTGTGTTTGAAAGCATGTCGTTTGGCTACTTTGTTAAATGGATCGTATGGTGTTTTGCAGGATTGATATAGGCATCGTGCTGCATCTGATAAGTAGATAAAGTGGTTAGGTTTCAGGTTAACGCCTTTCTTGCGGCTGGTTTGGATTCTGATCATTAGTGTCTCACCAAGCGGGCAATCATCTGGTTAAACTCCCAAACTTGAATACCGATGGATTGACATATCTCGTAATCAGTCTCCTTTCCCCATGACGGCGATACCTCTCCGTCCTTGGGTGGTTTAGTCTCTGCTTCCAATCCGCCTCGACGTTTGCATAAAGCTCTAATCTCATCGTGGGTGTAATCGATAGGCTCCTTAACTCTGTCGCCTTGCTTCGGAAGGTAATTGCGGATAATCGTTAATATTTCTTCATTAACATCATCACCCATCCTCTGTACAGTCTGTCGTGAGACATTGAGTATTTCGGCCAACTTGGTTTTAGTTAATCCAACGGCCTTTAATTCATCATTTAGTAACATGTAACATTTGCCCCTGTTTGTGTGTAACATTTCAGTTACGGATGTAACATTGTAACATTCTTAGTGAGCTGTGTTAATCATTGTCCCCATCCTGCAAACTCTATATCTACGTGTTTGTGTCGTTCCTCAACTATACCTGGGAACAGCTCAGTAAAGGCCCATACGAACCAATCTGCCCTGTTTGGTGAGCTTTCCCCTATGTATCCAGTGGTTGTGAAGTTCATTAGTTCATCTTCCAGGTCGTCAAATCTACCTATCATCTTTATCTTGCCTACTTCGTGTAAGGCACTGATAGGCTCGGCTCTGACTACTTTACCACGGGATGCACTGACGGCTTTATAAGAGATATTGGGATTAGCAGTCTTTAGTACAAACTCCACCATAGCCCCGCCGTAGTTGACCTCACCAATGACTCTATCAGCACAGTGTCTCTCATAGGCACTAGCCGCCACTTCCCCCCACGTTGCAGGCCCCGCTTTAATCGTAAGGTCTTCAAGGACATAGCCTATTCCATCTGTGCCTAAACCAGCAACCCCTATGCCTATGGCATCATTGTTCTCGTTGTCGTCATCACTGGCCCCTGAAGGGTCAACAGCAACGACTACACGGACTAATGATACTTTGTCGGGTAGTGCGGTTAAACGTGAAGCATCGATGATTTCAGGCGTCCATAGGGCGTTTTCTGTGTCATCTTGGAATAGTCCGTGATAGAACCTGTCCCGCTTCCGTTTGGGCATGTTCTCCAGCATCTTGATGTAAGACTCTGGTAGATTCTCCCTGTTGTCCACCGGGTTCATCATCATTGAAGTGTAATTGTCCTTATCATTCAATGGTGTACGGCTTGTGGTCTCTATCTTCTCAATGAATAGCTTATGACTCCAGTGTCCTTTGGCCGGGGGATTCATATCGAGAAACATCCTTAATCTCATCTCCTTAACCTCCCCTGCAAGCTGATACATGCACTTCTGGGCCAGTCTTGTTAAGACTGTTAAATAGCTGTTATATGATATCTGAGAGATTTCGTTAAGGAATATACTGACGTATTCATTACCAAGTATCTTATCGACTCGTTCCTTGTCATCTAATCCACCAAACCATATCTCTGAGCCGTTGGGCAAAGTAGCGTACCAATCAGACTTGTCTAGCTTATAGGTTACTTGAGGAAAGCATAGATCCATCATCTTGGGGAATGTATCAAAGATAACGGATGATTTAACGTGATTGAACCTGAACCTTAGTACTGCATGCCGTGAGTTTGGCGCTATTAAAGCCCTGATAACTATAGTTCGTAAGATGGTGAAAGTCTTTGTTGACCTGGCGCCACCGTATAAAAGGATCTGCTCGGCATCGCCACCAAATAGCTTAATTGCTTGGTCTTGTTTAGTGGTGAGCTTGAAAGGCGGAAGTTTAAGCCGAGCCTGCATCAGCACTAATTATGTTTATGACCAAAGGCTCTCCATCTGGGCCTGATATTCCTTGTATCGATTTACCGTCCAGTCTATCGCCTATCTCCTTAAGAGCCATCATGTCTCCCTCTTCAGCCTTATTAATAAGCTTTTCCGCTATGTTTCTCAGCCTGTTAGCGTCACCTTGAGCTAGCGCTCTATTGATTGCTGCTATCCAAGGTTTACCCTTTGTAGCGTTTGTATTACCTACTGGTGCGCCTGCCATATTATGTCAATCTCTAACTATTTGATTAGTTTAATGTTACTACTGTGCCTTAGCTTTCTTTGCTAACAGATACTCTAGTTCAATCTTCCTTATACCTGCTTTAGATATCCTTATTGCAAAGAATGTATCGGACAATTCCTGCCTTATTCTTTTGTTATTGTTGTTTCTGATTGACTGGATAACATTCATGGTCTTCCTCCTGCATGTGCCATTAGTCGACTGCCTTCATTGCAGTACCAAATATACCATTGGTCGTTTTCTCTAGCTCACCAGCATATTGTACAAGCAGGTTAGCGTGATACTGCCAGTTGTCTCCTGCAATAATAGCCTCTTCGCATCGCACAGCGACTCGCTGTATTAAATTACATAAATCTACTGGCTCAATGCTTATGTTAGGCATGGTTAACCTATAACCCACATTACAATTAGTGTACATGATACACCAAGTAGAAATGCATATATACCAAGCATTATAGAGTCCTTTACAATAAGGCTTATCAAGTCATCGCACATCTCACTAATATCGGTGGACTCTAAGCTGTATGTCTTGTCTATCATGTTTATTTGCGTTTCTTCCTGGCTTTGCCTGCTTTGCTGAGTGATATCGCTACAGCTACCTTGCGCTTTCTACCTGATTTTATCAGTTCACGGATGTTACTTGATACTGTTTTCTGACTACTTCCTTTCTTGAGAGGCATTATATCATATCTAATTATGAGTCGGTACTATCAAGGATAGTTATAGTTTATATAGGTTTCAATTGTTCTGTTGCACTGCAATACATTTATTTACATCTATTTGCTATTAAGTACTAGACATTACTAGCTAGTTACTTTATATTACACCCATGTTACATAAATACACAATTAACGGTTACCAGATAGAAGCTTACCTTGATTCAGGCGCTTTCTGGGTAGTCAAGTCTGATATGACTACTCAAGAGTTTGACCGCAGAAAGTGGACTCTTAAACAGTCAGTAGCCTTTGTTGTTGAGATGCTTGAAACATTGGAGACTATTTAATAATGCACCACTTATACGTAATACTATTATTTATCCTTTTCCCCCTTATAGCTACATTCTTACCTGGAGATGACCATGAAAACTAAAGAACAAATATTAAGACTGGCCGGAACAATCAAAAAACAGCACGATGCCTTGCCTGATTTTAGCTCTTTCGGCGACGATAATTCCGAAGAAAAAGACGCAATGCTAAAGCAATACAACGACCTTATATCAATTGCAAGCAGTATAGACGGAGAAGCTATGGACTGGGTAATGGATAAACCATCTGATCTAATCGACTACTTATTGTAACAGTTAACAGCACTCAAGGTTGTGAGAGCCTTGACTCTTATTAACTAACCAGGAGACATGCACCCATGAAAGATAAGCAATTCCAAGATATGTTATTAGACGCTTCCACTGGCAAACTCATTGAGACTGTCAAGCAAGCACTCATGCACCATCACTTAGGCGACTCACATAGCATTGATTTCACTAGAATGCAGAAAGCAGTCGATGATATTGAATACTGCCGCAAATAACCCTTAAACCTATAGGAGCATTTAACCATGAATAGATACGACCCTGAATTACCCTGCGGCTTTCAAGATGCTGACTTTGAAACTCGCCACCTTGAGTCTTTAGCCAATAGATCCGCATCACTTAAAAAGCGCGGATTATGTGACCACGGATGGACACAAGGACATCAAGACGAATCAGTTACTTGCTTACATTGTGACAAAACATTTACAACCAAGCAAGAATTAGAAAACGAACGCCGAGAATTACTTAACTAACCCTTAGACCTTATTGGAGGCACCCACTATGAATACACAAAACATTATGGTAACAGGCCGCCGGTGGTTTCAGAGAACCTACGGTAACACTTACTTTTCAGCGGTTGGCTATGTAGATGGCGATATCAAAGCAACTATTGACTTTGAATATGGCTATGGAGACCACTACATTGATTGTATAGCCGATGCACTAGAAAGGGCAGGCCACATGCCAGGGCGCGAAGAAAATCAACCGCTATGGCAATACTGCAACGACCACAACATTAAATACAATTACAGTGTATCTGATGTAGAACGCAAAAAAGACCTATAGGAGCATATAACCATGCAATTTGAAACAGGAACAACTTACTACACCAGATCAGTATGCGATCACAATTGTATCTTTGAAATGACTGTCCTAAGTCGTACAGCTAAGACTATCAAGATTAACGATCTGCATGATAAGTCTAGCATCAAAACGCTTAGAATCTTCGACTATGAAGGCGTGGAGCAAGTTAGTCCATTGGGCAGCTATTCCATGTCACCCATTATCGGAGCAGATGGTACTACAGTACTTAAACCGGAATGGGAGTTATAACCATGATATCAGAATACAGCTCGGTTGACACCTACAGAAAAGGCTATGTGGTGAACTACCACGGCAAACAGTACAAGGCTCTTGTTGATGCCCTTGTTAACATTAACCCCCTCACTAAGCGTATAAGAGTGCCTGTGAGCGTAAATATTGAGCGCAGCTTCTTTCGTACGATAATAACCAAAGAATTCGACACCATTCAACCTTGGGCGGAGCTATAACCATGACTAAAGATCAAAAACTAATCTATTTCAAATCCTTCTTGCTTGAGTGTGAGGGTAAACTTACACACAAGGACATAGCAGCAAGGCTTAACAAAGGCAATTACGTGCTAGGTACTGTGCAATCATGGCTGTATCTGGACAAAGAAATTCCGGATCACGTCATACCTCAACTGGAAAGGATGCTAACCTCTCAACAGTTACCAAAGGAGGACTGAACTATGAATAATAAACAGTATAATTATGTAGTGAAACAACTTTCAAACAAAGACCTCACTGCGGAAGAAAAGAACAGTATTATCTTGCTCGCTATATTACAAAACTTGCAGTGCATAGCCGAGGCGCTTGGTTATGGCTGCCACGATAAGGAGGACTGAGCAATGATTTATTTAATTTTACCATTTACTCTTTTTGGATTTATTCTTTTTGCTGCGTTAGGGCTAGTTCAGTTCTGCCACCCTAACCCACAATTTACAGACATTGGACTCAATAAGCACAAAAGATTCTGGCGGTCTGTCATTGTCTGTTCTCTAGGCATGGCCGTTTTGTGCGTTCTTGGCATTATAACTATTGCCCCATAGGAGGACTAATCATGGCTTTCATAGCAATGCATGAATCAGCAGTGCGGATCATCGTTAAATATCTGACATTTAAGAAGATCCGGCACACGCACACATCGAACAGTATTACCTTAAAATCCATCCCGGCTAAGTGTCTGGCAAGCATTAAGAGTATTTTTGAGCTATCAAAAGATACTTACCCGGATTTGTTTCATTACATGGGGTATTGAATTATGAATAAATCAACTCCTGGGCCTTGGGAAGTTAAAGATATACCAAGCATGGGTTTACAAATACAGGCAAAAGTAGATATTGGTAAAGATGACATGTCGGGCGGTGTTCTTCAGCCTCTATATGGGGTATCGCTTACGCCATCATTAACAGTTAATAAAGATGGTACTGTTTTCATGATGATTGCGCACGAAAGCTGTCGCCAGTTCCCGTCTACTAACTTCCAAGAAATGCAGCAAGCCAATGCCAAACTAATAGCCAAAGCACCAGAGCAACAAGCTGTTATTGATGAATTGGTTGATGCGCTTCAGCACATTGCTAACGGTACATTGCCTAACTATTTTGAAGCAAGAGGGCCGGTCAGAGAGGCGATACGTAAATTTGCACAACAAGCCATTGATAAAGCCACTACTACTGACTAGGCCGATACTACCCTAACTAGCTCAAGGACGAGCTATCCTACCTACCACCATCCTAACCACTTAAAGTCGCTTAGATTAGCTTAGGGCGGGTCTGTGGCGTGGTTTTAGAGTGCTTTAGTATCCCTGAGTACCAGCTGCCCTTCTTTTTGGGCTTTATTTCTCTTTTGGCCTTGCTGTGGTAATTGCAACAATACACATTTATTGGAATTCCTTTGCTAGTGGTTTAATAGAGACTCGATACTTCATTCCTTCTAATTCAAAACCGATATCTGCTTGCCCGCCACCAATACCGGCATCAAACATTTCAGCGCCTTTTTCCGTGATAGCTTTTTCTAACCAATTCCTTAAGTTTAAGAATGCCTCGACGTCCATATCTTCATAATTATATGCGTCTTGTGTTTCTGGATTTGGTTGCTTGTTCATATTTTTCCCGTGTTTTGATGGTTTGATTATGCTTACAAAACAGATTTTAATATCAGCCCACACAATACATAAGAGCCTGCTTGTTTGCCCATGCCTATCCACCTGTCCCTAGCGGCCTGGGCTTCGATTATAGCGAGTTTCTGGTCTTTTAGGTGTCCTATGTAGGCGCACTCTATTAAAGCCTGTACCTTCTTGTTGACAGCTGTGGTTAGGTCGTTGGCTTCCTTGTTTAATTCCTTAACAACCTTCAAAGCTATGTCAATCTGTGGCCTTTTTATCTTACAATCTCTCGTTTTGTAAGGCATGCCGTCCTTGCAGGCATAAATTAGCGTTAATATAACCTGCTCCCTGTCTGTTACCTGATTAGCGTATCTGTCCGTTACCTCGCTATACGTTGGAGGCGGAGGAATAGAAGCGCAGCTAGTCGCTGCTAGAAGTGTGCTTAGTATAGCCGCCCGATAGATCATAGTCTGGTGCTGTTATTGATTCTGCCGCCTCAACTGCTTTTTTGTTTGATTCCTTTGCGTCCTGTGTGGCTTTTATTGATTCAGCTTCGGCTAAGTCCTGTCGCTGTTGGCTGTCCTCGATTTTCCCCTCAAGCTTCGATACCTTCTTTACCGTGGCCTTACTGCTCCTTGAGCCTAAAAAGCTGAATAGAAGCCCTATAAAGGCACCTATGGCGAGTATAAACTTGCTTTTCATGCAGCTATATTGTCCGATCAACTCTCTGTATGTTCAGGCAGATAAACCCGTAATGCGACATCTTGAATAGGTTTAGATCGTTTATAACTTCATGGCCTCTGACCATGCAATCCTGTTTGCTTTCTAATGGTATTGAATTGACTGCTGGTCTTTGGGGTTGTCCTGGCTCGACAATCATTAACACCCAGAAGGCTATTATTAGGTGTTTCATTTCTTCCTGAACCTGTCATCCATTAGCTGTGTTAGTGTTGGATTGGGTGGAACTTTTATTGTCTCGCCCTTTTTCCCGCCTGCCTTCTTGATCTTTAGCGGCCTTGGTGAGATAAAAAAGAACATAACCCTTAATATCTCGGCACCTGTTTTCTGGTAACTCCATGTCAACGCCATTTTAATAGCGATAAATGTTGGTATTGCTGCAACCATTGCAAAGAACCCGCCACCTAGTATCTGTTTTACTGTTGCGTCGTCGATTGCAAAGTAGGATGAGCCAGTTCCAAATATAGCCGCTGTTACTAAGGTAGTGATAAAAGCGTCTTTCCTGTCCAGATACCACAATACACGGATAAACCTCACCATGATAATAGTGCCTACTATGGCAAAGACACCATGAGGGCCAATCATTTCCAGTATCTTTGTGAACTGGTCTTGAGCTATTTTCTCGTTAGCACCAGCCCATACAGTAGTGGATAGTAGGGATATTATGGAAAATAAGAATAGCTTCATCCTTGCCTCAGCTTTGCAGCGATACGGACAGCCCTGGAGCCTACCTGACGCGCCCATTTAGAGTCCAGGGCTTCGTCAGCGGCTAATGAATAATCTTCGTCTTCTAGGGCGGCAATCATGTTCTTGAACTGTTTCAGGCGGGGCACACCTAAGTTATAGGCCATGTTTAGAATAGCCTCCCTTCTGTTACCTGACAAACCGCTCAGCCATTTGAACTGCCTATGGGCTTCTAGCATGATTATGTCAAATCTATGAGTTAGCAACCATTCGGCCTCTTCTTCTGATATATCTTCAAT